ATGACGACTCGTTTTCCAGTGGCGGGAAACAAATGTTGTCCAAAGAGGGTACCTGGGGTGTCACCTTCATAACTAAAGACTTTGCTTTTGGTTTTTACTTTACATCCGCGAAGTACGCCAGCATCATCGAAATAATGGAAGCGTAGAATGTCTCCGTCTGTATAGATTCTGTATTGTTGGCAGACTTTTTCTGAGATTCCTCGTTTATTGAGGCGCTGCGCCGATCCCTTGAGTTGAACATTGGATGACATCTTATGAGTGTGAACAACTTCTTCGGTGTGACCGTAGGTGTTGCATGAGAAACAAAAGGTATGACCATCTGAATACAAACTATTTGCATCAGATGATCCACAGTTGTCACACGGTAAGTGCCTCACGAACTCGCTGTTCAACTCGGTTGTATTCATTTACTTGTTTGCTGTGGTAATCACGCCAGTCTTGAATAGCAAGGATGAAACCCTCAACAAGAGCATCACCATATTCAGGCTGATCAAATTGAGCATCAGCCATAAAGTCCATGAATTGTTCTTTATAATACTCAGCAGTTCCGTAGGTCATGTTAACCAGTCAATGGGGATGGAGTGGAATGCACACCAAGGAAAGCCGTGTTTCTCGGCCCACTTAGCGTAACTAGTCTTCGAGCCTTTATAGATTTTATTATATGGAGACTGAAAGACAAAGCGTATATCAAGATCTGGGTTAGCAGCCTTGACAGCTTTCATCTTACGTCTATCCTCTTCAGTTAGGTGACCCTTGGTTTCAAGGTAGACACCATTAGGTAATAGGAAGTCAGGTGTATAGTTACACTGTAAAATGTAGGGGACCTTGGTCGATTCATATTCATACTTCACGCCAAGGTTGACGAGAAGATCAGCGACCTTCTCTTCAAGCCCTGAGCGAAAAGCCATCAGAAATCGTCGTCCTCTACAACAGGTTCTTCATCTACAGACACAACAGGCATAGCATCAGCTTTGAATCCTTGTGTCTGTCCAAACAGAGCAGCAACCTCAGCATCACCAAGATCACTACGTTCAATACCAGCAGAGCCGTTAAGCTCAACGACCTGAACACCAACAAGTTTCAGGCTAGTGCCATAGGTGACACCATCCTTCAGGATGTAGGGCTTCTGTTTGAATGCAAGCTTCACCTTGCTACCACTATAGACAGGCAGATCAAGGTTAGTAATAGGTGTGCCCTCACTATCCACAACAGGTGGACGATTGGATTCATTCCAAGAGAACTTAGTCTTGTACTTACCCTCAGACACCTCTTCCCAAGGCTCAGGTTTCAGTACACTACGCTTAGGATTCTTCAGCTTACCTTCTGCCCACTTAAGAGTATCAGTGCGATCCTCTTCCAGAGCAGCAATCAGCTTCTCATCAAGGATAGCAGACAGTGAATAACCAAACTTACTAGGCTTCAGGATTGCCTGATAACCTTCAAGAACAACAGGGTTTTGAGTGATGTGGATGGGTTGTGCCATTAACAAAAGAAATAGGTGGATTCGATCACGGTCTCTGGTTCTAGATCACCAATGATCGGCGGTTCAGTCTCTGCCCCAATCTGTTGGGCAAAATCTCGTAGGTAGTCATGCTCTGCAAACAAGTGCATGTATGTCTCACGTACAATAGCAGACAAGCTAGACATGTCTGTTGCTCTACACAATACGGAGTCATGAATCAATGCAATTGGTGCGTCAAACCTCAACGCAGCTAGGTGGAGTAGTGCTGCATCTAGACTATGAATAAGATTAGGAGCTGTTGCATTCTTGTGGTGGTTAAGATCAACTTGATCTGTCTCACCAACTGCAACCTTCATCTTACAACGTCCAAGAAGCTGTAGATCTAAGACCTCAAACTTCTTCTTGTTGAGTTTCTGGTGAACAACAAAACCAGATGGTGTTGTCCACTCAAGGAATGTTTTACCTGATTTGATAGCGTTAGCTACTTCCTTCTCAATCCATGCCATAACTGCCATAGGACCAGGTACGACACGATCCATAGCTGCTCTAACTGCTTTAACTGTTGCAGTCAAGTCTTCTTTAGAGACCTCAACTCCTTTCTCAGCTAGAGCTTCACGGATGTAACCACGGTTAGAGAAAGGTTTAGCATTGTAAGGAACAGTCATAACTACCCTTTTGCACACCTTCCTATCCATGTGTGGCTGGATAGACTCAGGACAACTAGGAGTAGCTTCCTCAGCCACTACCTTGTAAGCATCTTGTGGTTTATCACCAGGTAAGACATTAACAAGACGTGCTGTATTACGATCTCTAGCAAGACCTGCTAGGATCTGTAGACCTGAACATGTAGCATCTGTTGCTACCATCAAACCAGTAAACTGTCTATCAGCTGCGATCACGCAATGATAGTACTCTTCACAAGCTGCTAAAAACTGCCATGGTTCTTCTGCTGCTTCCCATTCAGGTAATGAGCTGATCGGATCAGTAGCGACTTGCGTGATGAGTGTGACATTATTGCGTGTCCACTCAAGACGCTCAACCATCGTAGCTTTATCTAAACCATAGCAGGTAGCAACTTGAAATGCTATCCAGTCCTCTGCCTCAGGAGTCATGTATGCTTCATCTGCAAAACGAAGCAATGACTTACCAAAGTCAGTATCTTGGGGAGTTAGGAAAGCAGGAATAGGATAAGCCCTTCCTCTATAGTCAAATGACCATGGCACGAAGAAACGATTAACATCCTTGAATCGCTTCACGGCTTCCATTGTCATGCGAGTACGACATGACTTCTTGAACTCCTGAGCATTGGTATTCATCACAGCTGCTGCTCTTCTCCGATAATCCTTACGACTATCGTAGTTAGTTTCAATATCAGCAGGTTTAGCAGGCAGCTCGTGATGAACGATAGGGAGAAACTTACCGACTGAACATTCCAATCTGCTTAGTTCTTCAGCTACCCCTACAATAAAGGGATTTAGCCGATAAGCTACCTTCTGAATCTTGTTCAAAAAGGCATAGGGTATCTCCCCCTGTATACATGGGTGGTTGCCCCTGCGAACCATATCATGACCGTGCATCACCTCATTCAGGAGGTAACCACCTGACCTACCAATTGACCAATCATTGGGTTCAATAAGCATTGGCCATGCAAGAGGTGCAAATAGTTCAGCATCCTTCATGATCTGATCTTTGATCTCGATGAACTCAGGTGTAGGAACTACGTAGTTAACACGGTTCTTACCTTCTTGCTTGAGTTCCTTAGTAAACCAATTGCTAGTTTGTATAATACAATCAAGCAACCATGTACCAAGTTTAATGCGATTGGTTCTACCCCATGCTTGCCATGGTTCTACCTCACAACGATTCATCAGTGTTCGTATAACAACGAGCTTCTGATGTGTACCCATTGAACTATGGTAGTAGTTCTTTTTGAGTGTTGCTAATAGACCAGGTGCATTGCGTTCATAGTGACGCATCTGACACTCAGCTTCAACAGCTGAACCAATGGCATCACATACGGATACAAGCTGATCACTACCCTGCTTAAATGAGAATACCTTATCAAAGGTAAGCTTCAATGCAATAGCAGCAGTAGCTAGTGGCTCAATATCAGCTAGGTATACAGCAATCTCTTTGAATGCTACTCCGTTTTGTCGTTGTGTGATCCTGTGATTTGTTTCTTGGATACGCTCAACCAACTTAGGAAGCAAAGCATCAATAGAAGCCACCCCATAAATTGTGGCAGACGCATAACTCTTTTGCTCTAACTGTTTGCGTTGTTCGTGAAGTCGCTTGAGTCCTTGATTGATTTGGTCTCTTTCCAGTTTGACTTGAGCATCAATCTCTGCTGGTGTAGCCAATAAACTCTCCCATGTGATTAGTTAACACAAACGGATTGTACCACATCAGTGTCCTCAATCAACTGTTCTTGTGCCAGTTTGATGATCTCCTCTCGATGCGGGTGATTCTTGAGTTGAGCAATCAGCTGTTCAAGACGACGGGAATAAACAAACTCAGTCATAATCTTCGGGTGAAAGGTGGTGAATAGCTTTATGATCACATACTGTAAACTCCACACCAGGTGTAGCTAACAGCTTTTGTACTTTACTACGTGCAGCACTAGGCTTACTATATACAAATTCCTTAACCTTACCTGATTCCATATCAGATACTCTAATAATACAGGCAACAGAGCTAGGTAATTCCCATCCTGCTACCTTCCACTCCATGATCTCTTCAAACGTATGTGGAATGAAGGCATCATCAGGAGCATCTTTGTACTCTTGCCAGTTATTAGGTAGGTACTCTTTACCAGGCATCGGCAATCCTCACATTAAGTAGACGTTCATTGCGTTCCTTGGACAACTCTAATGCTGACCAAGCTGCTTGTTCATTATCACGAGCCAAGAGATACCAAGTATTGGCATCAGTAGTGACCTCGTACTCTTTGAGTGGTTTAGTCATTGTCAACATGGCGAAGTGTGCGTTAGCACGCACTGTGAGTGTGAATCAGTTTTTAAGACAAAGGAACTTAGCAACACGACCCAATTGATGAGTCAGGTACTCGATCTGTTCTTGATTGTAGTAACCATTCTCACCTTGGGTACGTATACCTTGAGCTACCATATCAATCATCTCAAGGCGCATCTTACGTTGAGCATCAGTCAATGGGAGTGCCATAATTAGCGACTAATAGGATTACGAACTGTACCATATACATAAACAGGGATAACACTAAGGATACCCACCATACCAATAACAGAAAGGATAATCTGTTGCTCAGCGGGCGCTAGTCCGCACCCAGTCCACATGGTCATTCAGCAAACTCCAAAGCAAGTGATTTGAACTCATCCAACCAACCGCTGATAAGATCAGCTTCTTTTTCTGTTACATGTTGCATAATATCATCATTGAAACATGCACGATTGAGTACTTTGATGATGGGCTTGAACTCATCAGTAAATGTAGGTACTTTTATCATCATTAGTTGTTACGAAAGAAGAATGTACCGTTGCTAACTTCAATGGTGTTAAAGTCATACCGAATCTGATGATCCCAGACATCCTGCCAATCAATAGCAGCATACACAATAGAATCCTGGAGACCATACTCTAATTCATTAACAAACCACTCAGCAAATACCCTCTCTGCATGGTACTCATCAATCTCGTACGCATAAGCCTCATCAAACTGATCAGCAGTATCAATACCAATGTCCTCTAGCTCATCAATAAACTCGATGATCTCCTCATGTGTCCACTTAGTACCAAGACGCTCATCAATACGATCATACAAGTTACGCTTATCCACAGGTAGATCCTCATACTCCTTATCCTCTACCTCAGAGGTAGTAGCAGGGATGATACCCTTAGCGTTAAGTAACTCAGTGTAGAACTGTGTGTACATAGCATAGCCATTGTCATAGACATAGCCTGCGTCCTTGATCATTTCAGTGCGTGTAGACTCACCTCTATTAATTAGCTCCATATACTCATTAACATGGTTAAGAAGTGAATCACCCTTGAGCATAAACGTAGCAATAGTGTCAGACATTAGCGAACCTCCAATGAGTGTGAATCACGAAGTGACGAGCACCTCGTGTGAATTTGAATCAAGTGAAATACAGTGGTTGTAATCAGCCTCACTAACTATCTCAATCCAAGCATGTGGAAATGAATCACAATAGAAGTCAAATGTTTCCTCAGCATCATAGTACGATGGATGACTATCAAGAGCCTCCATTGTACCATTAGTCATCATAACAGTGTAGTACATCAGTTGTTCACCAATTCATAGAGATACTGATCAACCTGATCATTGTTACGGATGAA